AACTGAATCTTACGAAAACTGGACACCCTCAGTACGGAGCCCCGCCGGGAATGCACGACGATCTAGTCATGTCCTTGGCACTGGCCCACTGGGGTATCGCATATAGACCACGCATCTAAAAGGAAACGCCATGCTGTACGATGCCTATGGGGGACAGACCCAATCTGCGTCAGGTAGTTCCCTGGAGCAACACCAGCTTGGCAATCTGACCAGTTTGTCCTCGGGCTCCATATTCACGCAGCTTCTCCCCTTCCAGAAGGAAAACCAGGAGCTGCCTCGCCCCCTCGACTTCCGACGCCTGGTAGAAGACTTCCACCGGAAAAACGCCGTCGTTTATTCAGCTATCCGCACCATCTCCAGGACCGCCGCTGAGCCCCTCTTCCAGGCCGCTACGGAAGACGAGAAGCAGGTCATGCGCCCGGACAGAGTACCCGATGAGTTAGCCCGTATCATCCGGCAGCCGAACGAGGAACAAGAGTGCTACGAGTTCATGGAACTCCTCCTCATCCATCTGCACATCGCGGGCAACGCCTTCGTACACAAGATTCGCTCAAGCAAAGACAACGTCATCGGCCTCGAACTCATTCGCCCCGACCTCATGTCCATCGTGCCTTCGACGAATAAAGACGGGCGTCGTATCGCTGAGTACATCGTCAGCCCCAAGCACGGCGGCCAGAAAATCCGCATCCGGGGCGCTGACGTCATCCACTTCAAGCTTCCCGATCCTCTAGACGAATGGTGGGGCCTCTCTCCCCTGTTCGTGCTGGCCCGCTACGGCGACATTGACTCCCAGGCTACCGACTTCCTCCGGGCGTACTTCCTGAACAAGGGCGTCCCCTCCGGTATGTTGACGGTCAAGGGCCGACTGCAAGACGACGATCGCGATCAGCTCAAGGATTCGTGGACCCAACAGTTCCAGGGCAAAGAAGGATGGCACCGCATCCCAGTCATGGACAAAGACGTTGATTACAAGCAGTTGTCCACAGGCCTCAAGGATATGGACATAGGCCCCGTGTTTGACCAGTCCGAGACCCGTATAGCCATGGTATTCGGCGTTCCTCCCATCCTACTCGGGACCAATGCCGGTCTTCAGCGCTCCACATTCGCCAACTTCAAAGAGTCACGGCGTGGGTTCTGGACTGAGACCATGCTGCCGCTGTACACCCGGATCGTCCGACGCCTGACCATGAAGCTCGCCCGCCAAGACTTTGGCCCCAAACGAGCGATCATCGTGGACTTCACCCAGGTCACTGGCCTGATGGAGAACAAGAAGGAAGTTCGGGACCTCGCGATCAAAGGCTGGGACAAGTCTCTCTTCACCAGAAACCAAGCCCTCAAACTATTGGGTATGCCGCCCGCAGAAGTGAACGGCGATGTGGTGAAGCTCACGACCTCCGACTTGTACGTGCCTGAAGTAGACGCTGTAGATTTTGCCGACCTCACTGGCGACGTTATTACCGACATTGTCCAGGAAGAGAAAAAGGAAGTTGAAGGAGACAAGGTGCGCGACGTCCCTAACCCGGACCCAGTGCCTTCGACCCCCCGAGCTTCTGCGGACCCGATCGAAGTTTGGGATGCCCAGACCGGCGACTGCCTAGTCCACAAACGGTTTGCCTGCCCAGTCTGCCAGGAAGAGCTGCCTCAGCACCCCGGCAAGACCTGCCCGGAAGACCTAGCCGAGATATTTGAAGGTTGCGTTACCGGGGACCAAGACGCCCTGGACTTCTACGTCAGCCTGTTCCCCGCCAACTTTGCAGCACCTCTGAAGGCCATGGTAGACCGGGTCGTTGCGGGTGAAGTGAACGAAGCGAACGGAATCGTCCTCCTCAGCCTCTCAATCGGGGAAGACCTCCGCGCAATCCTCGTCATGTTCCAAGTAGTCAAGAAACTTCAGGAAGGCGGCAGGACCTCGCAGGAAATCAACACCGCCTTGATCAATGCCAAGCGCAAGCTAGCTGAACTCGAAGAGGATAAGTAAGTGGCCGAAATTCAAGTTTTTACCGTCGAGAAAATTCTCACCCCTCAGATGCACCGACCCGCTGAGGAAAAGCTCAACCCCGAGAAACTCACCGCTTCCACCGTGGCTGCTCCAGGACCCCTCCGGTCAGACGAGAGCCTCGTAAGCTCAGGAGACTAATAAAATGGCAACTCGTACCGCTACTGGTGCCCGTGTTCAAGATGGTGAGACTTTCACCTATTCCGCAGTCGTTCGTGACGCAGCCGGTGTGGCCGTGGACCTGACCGACGCGGGTGTCACTGGCCTTATCAGCCTGTACCGCGATGACACCAAGGCCGCAGTCAACTCCCGTGATGCCCAAGCCGCAATCACCGCAGGCGTATCTGTCCTTGATGGTACCCCGGCAGCCGAGGGTGTTCTCACCGTTGACGCAGTCGGTAACCTCATCATGAAGTTTGACGAACTCGACTCAACACTGGGCTTGGCCGTCAACACCACTATGGTTATTCGCTGGGACATCGTCTTCCCTGACGCCCTCGCAGTCGAACGCCGCGCCATCCATGAAGCCACCTTCATTGTAGAGCCTCTCGACACCGTTGTGTAATTGAATTGGGCAGTCAATGGGTACCCAGGGTTCACCCCTCACCCCGCTAGCAATTGGCTGTCCTTACCCTCCCCGGAGAAAATCATGATCGTTAAACGCAAAGGGCAGGCTCCGGCAAAATACGAAATTCTCACCATACCATTCGCAGAGCTGTCTGATGAAGTAGTTTCGGCTACGGCAGACCTCGGTGAGCTGGAAGAGAATGAGTTTCGTGGAATGGCCTCCGTATTCGGAATGGTTGTCGATGCCTTCACCCCCACTATTATGCAACGCGGCGCTTTCACCAAGACCATCAAAGAGCGCTCCCGAGCTATTCCGATTCTATGGCAACACGATATGTGGGACCCCATCGGTCTCCCCACCCGCTTGTTTGAAGACGAAAATGGCCTCGTTCTACAAGCCAGGATCAGCCGCACCGACACCGGTCGCAAAGCCCTGACCCTGATGCGTGACGGAGTTGTCCGCGCCTTATCGATCGGTTTCGAGCCGGTCCAGTTCGACTTCGAAGAGCAACCCGATGGTTCGATGATTCGATTCGTCCGGGAAGCCCGCCTCGTTGAAATCAGTGTTGTGACCCTCGGGGCCGACCCGAATGCCATGATCACTGAAGTCCGCAGTGGCTCAGTCGCCGGTAAGTTAGAGGAATTCGTCCTCAACCCGGAAGAGCCCGAAATGACCGGGAGCACCCCCACCACCGAGAAAGAGACCCCTGAGTTGATCGCTCAGTTCAGTTCCTTTCTGGCCGGTGTGGAAAAGCTGTCAGACTATGAGTCTGTTATCGCCTTCGCCGCAACTCTACAAGAAGTCGGGCCGGAAGAGACTCCACCCACTTTAAGCGAGATTGATGAGCAATTTATGGCCGCTGAATTGTTGGCTGCCAAACTTACACTCGATATCCTTTAAGGAGTCTTTTAGATGAAAGCCGAAGAACTTCGCCTGTTAGCAATGGGTGCCTTCACCAAGGCAAAAGCCCTCAAAGAAGAATTCTCTGGTAAAACCATGGATGCGGCCAAGCTTGCCGAGTTCAATTCACACATGGAAGAGTTCGCCAGTTATAACGACCAGTACGAAGGCGCTAAGAAACAAGCTGAGACCTTCGCGGCCTTTACCGCTGCTGAAGAACAATATGCGATGCCTTCCGCCAGCCAGATGTCCCACGAAGGTTCCGACCTTGCCGGGAATGCGACCTCGACGAATGGTGCCGAGAAATTGGCTGCCAACCACACTGATGCTTTCGCACGCTTTATGAAGTACGGCGAACGCGGCTTGAACACGACCGAAATGCGGCACTTCATGGGTGGAAACTTCACCGGTCAAGAGCTGATGGAAGCTGGCCTTCCCCAAGAACATTGGGCGCATGTCGGCACGGTTGATACCTTGGGTGGATTCCTAGTTCCCGAAGAGTTCATGTCTGAGTTGATCAAAGACTTGGCCGGTGCGAGTGTTATGCGCTCGATGGCTAAAGTCCGTCAGACCTCCCGCTCCGTTGCCAGCTTCCTGACGGTTGCCGGTAGTGGGAACATCTCGTACTCAAGCGGCGTGACCGGTTCCTTCCGTAGCGAAGGTTGGGTCCAAGGTGGGAATAACATCCCGACCCAGAACCAGCCCCGTTTCGGCAAAGAGCGCGTCCCTGTCCACATCTGGTCGCCGGACGTTATCGAAATCACGATGGAACTCTTGGAAGATGCGGGCATCAACCTCGAAAGTGAAGTCCGTGACCTGTTGCAAGAGACCCGGCGCTTAGACGAAGATAGTGCCTTCATCCTTGGTAACGGCGTTGGTATGCCTCGTGGTATCCACTTCGAAGCCACCTCAGGCAACATCGCGACCGTCAACAGCCAGGCAGCCGCCGCATTCACCTATGATGGCCTCGTGGACCTGTGGACTGAGCTTCCGGCGCAGTATCGTGGCAACGCGAGCTACCTGATGAACAGCAAGGCCCTGGGCGAGATCGCTCTGATCCAAGACACCCAGAATCGCCCGATCTTCCCGACCAATGAAATCCCGACCCAGCTATTCGGTTCGCCGATCCGCGTTTCGGAATTCATGCCCGACGTTGCGGCCTCAGCGATTCCAGTGATCTATGGCGACTTCTCGAACTACGGTATCGCCGATCGCATGGACCTTCGCATCATCCGCTTGAACGAACGCTTTGCACCGAACATTGGCCTGTTGGCCGTGGCGCGTGTGGGTGGGCAAATGCTGAGAGACCAGCCTTTCGTGAGCCAGACCATCTCTGCGTAATCCAAGTGTGATTCGACTTTATGTATAATAAGCCCCCAGCGCTAGTTCGTTCGGGGGTGAAAGGAACCTATTATGGCCGTTTCTCTTCAAGTGGGCGCAGCGGGTGCTTTGAATAGCGAACTCCAGCTTGACGTCGCCTCTATCCTTCTGCCTCAGGCTGTTGCAGCCACGTTGACCACGGAGCCGACTGGTGTTGACCTCTTAGGAGCGGAAGGCGCTACCATTGCCGTGCACGCTGGTGCCTTGACTGACGGTGAGTACACCATCGTGTTAGAGCATTCGGACGATGACGGTGTTGGTGATGCTTATGCTCCAGTGGTTGCTGGCCTGCATACACGCCAAGGCGTGGCCTCTGACTTCCCCGTCATTGACGGAACGACTGACAACCTGGTCCACTATCGTAATGTCCATGCTTCGGACCTAAAACGTTGGATCAACGTCACTGTGACCGAGACTTCGGCTGGCGCGACCGGTGTCGTGTTGTCCATCGAAGCTATCTTGGCCCACCAACGTTACCAACCGGATGTAGCGACTGGACAGTAGTCTGACCGCCCCCTAGAGCAAACGCTGAAACCGGAGTTCTAGGGGCAACAAGGAGGGGTCCTTGGATTATTTAGCCTGTCCCATCCCGTTCGACACCGCGTTCATTCACGAAGCACCAGACGAACTTTGGATACGTGCCGACAAGGTCGAGACCTTCGACGATTACCGATGCGTGTACGTGAGTCACAAAGACGCTAAAAGCATGTGGATGAGCCACAAAGAGGGTTATAGAAAATTAGATATCCCCGGCCCAGGAAACTACAAATGGGACCTGCCGGAATATCACGGCCAACGAAAGCTGAGACTGGTATACCCCGGTAGCCACTCCAGGACGCACAGGAAGCCACAAATAAGCGCATGGCATGTCATAGCCGACCCAGGATATGTCCCAAGACCAGAAATGGATTCTAGGGCACTCTACGACGTTCTGGGGACGTGTACCATATCCGGTACAGAGAGCAGGGTCATCGGGCCTTTGCACATCCCCGGACTTCGAGGTGGCAGATTTACGCTCCAAATAACAAGCGCGGTCTACACTGGACCTCTCGGTGAGGAATTCGGTGAGTTTAGCGTTGAGTCATCGCACGACGGAAAAGACTGGTTCGACCTGGATTACAACGGGTTTGTCGAGGGGACAATGAGAGTAAACCAGTCCGACCTTCACACAGGAGACTTTTATGTCGGAGAATTCTACCTTACCAACCACGGCGAGTACATTAGAATCCGGTACACCCCTAGAACAATCGCAGGATGGGGATTCGAAGCGAACGCCACGGTCGAAACGCAGCGCTAACCCGCTAGCCACCGCCAGCACCCACTTGACCGCCCGCGAGACTATGGTGCCTTCGGACAACCGGGAGCCTCTGATTCGGAACCTCACATACACCGGTAAAGACGGCCAAGCATACAACGCCAACTTCTCCGAGACCGACCTCGAACGCTGCCCGCTCTGTAACCGCAATGTCCCCACCGCCCACATGAACGAGCACATGGGATGGGACCACGGTCGCTGAACAGGAGACGCCGAATCGAAACAACAGACGTACCTCAACAAGCCGATGATGAAGCTCCGAGAGGTACGCAGCCAATTAGCCGACTGGAGGTAATCCATGGCCCTTGCCCCTAACGCATTGTTCGTAGACCCTGACGTGGTGTGGACCGCGCTCTGTCAGGAAGAGGATGTGAGGGTTGAACACGCAGACACCATGATTCGCTGGATCAACTTCGCCTCTGCATTCTTGGAACGCCTCTTCAACCGGAAGCTCAAGCCCACGGTAGTCACGGAAATCCTGGACGGCAACTCCCGGCCCATCATGACCCTCCGAGAGACACCGTCAAGTACCTTGCACAGCCTCCGAGTCTACGACTCTAACTTCGACACCTTTGACGACATCGCCGTGAACAATGCCCCCGATGCCAGCCCTGAGATAGCTTTTGATGGACCACGAGGTAGGCTGATCTTGTTACCCGATGCCCCCATCGCTCGCTTCACTCTCGGCGTAGACAACGTCCATGTCACTCACAGCACGGGGTTCCCTCAAGCAGACGTCGCAGTTTTCCAGGAAGCCGCCATAGAACTCATCTCGCAGCGCTGGAACGACTTGGGACGCAACCCGATTGAGATCATCCGCTCCGACTCGACCAACACCATCGCCACATTCAACCGGGCAGACTTTGATGAGCTACCATTCGTCACTCGCCAGTCCCTGGAACTCTACCGAAAATGGAGTGTGTAGATGGCCCGAAGCATACAAGCCCGGATCACATTCGACCTTAAGTCATTCCCGGCCATGTTTCGGAAGAAGGAGGTTCGCCCCATCGTTCAGGACACCCTGGACACCTTCGTGATATCAGCTCTCAAGATCGGTAAGGTCAAGGCCCAGCAGCTCACCCCCGTGGGTGCCACCGGAAATCTCAAAGGCAGCATCATCACTGAGTTCGCCAAAGGACGCCGAGCCCTTAAAGTTGGATTCATCCGCTGGACCGCCCCCTACTCTAAGACTGTCGATGAGGGAGGCCCACCGCGCAAGGTCAATATATCCCGACTCAGAGCGTGGTCCGCCGCTGTCCTTGGTGACGAAGACGCAGCCAGAGACGTGCAGAAAGCCATACAATTACGCGGTACCCCGTCTCCTAACCACCCGAACCCCGGACTGGGCATGACAATCAGACTGGCCGACGCTTTATCGCCTATCGCTAACACCATCCTGTCAAGGTCTCAGGAGAAGTTAGTCGAGCGGCTCGTGGCTCAAGGGAAGAGGTAATGTCCACCAATCTCACAACCAACTATCGCTGGACCACGGTTAGAGACGCAATCCGCACTGAGCTTCTAACCATCTCATCTGTCGTTCTTGTCCACCCGTTCCTCCGCTGGGATGGGAATCTGAACAACAACGAGCAGAGGTTCCTGAAGAAGTTTCAGCCCCCAGGAGCCAACATCATCAACGCCTGGACCA